CGTTCACCTCGGTCTAAACACGTGCAAAGAAGAGGATTTCATCAGATTTGTCAACCTCATAAATTCTGCCCCCGGCGTGTACACCGTACTGATGGGCGATCTTGCCGAGAGCGCGACGAGGACATCCATAGGTCTCGCCATGTACGACGAGCGATACCATGTTGATATACAGCGAGAAATGCTACAGCACCTCCTTGAGCCTCTGGCTGAGCAAGGCAAGATTCTGTGCGGCCTTACTGGCAATCACGAAATGCGCGTGCAATACTTCAACAACGATAATCCAATGAGAGAACTCTGTCGGGACATCAGCGTGCCGTACATGGGCTACCAAGGATTCATCAAGCTCGTCATAAACGGTATAACATACCACATTATGTGCTACCACGGCTCAGGCGGCGGCACCACCAAGGGCGGCAAGATGAATTCAGCAATCAAGCCAAGTAAGGTAGCGAATGTAGATGTGTATATTACTGCGCACGTGCACGACCAAATAGCAACCCCTGATGTGATCTATGAGATAGACGATGACACCAATACGCTAGTCGCACGAAAGCGCATGTATGTCACATGTGGATCGTTCGTCGATTATTTTGGCAGCTACGCAGAGATGAAGTGCCTTGCGCCATCTCCTACTGGCATGCCAATGATACATCTGTCAGCTACGCAGCACGACGTACATTGCTCGATATAAGGTGGGATAGCGCATGGCTAATCCTTTTGCGCGCATGCTAGCGCGTATCGCTAAGGCCATTAGCGAGGCACCTCCAGTAAAAGCCCTTGACAAGATAGCCATTAAGCGCGTTGGCCTTGCATATACAAAAGGCGGCGGCGGCAGAAAGGACTTTGAGGCGTCTCCATATAACTTCGCCGACATCATAAAGGCGTACAATACGGACTCGTTAGTACGGCAGGGCACAGACAAGTACATAGAGCTTATGTTTAAGGCCGGCTGGACTATCACGGGACCCAATGATAAGGCCGTAGAGTATGTGCGCCAGCGGCTCAACTGGATGGCCATGATCACATCCATCCCAACAGATCAGCTTTTCATCGAGATAGCAGAAGACCTTGTCAAGTTCGGCAATACATTCACTGTTAAAGCCAGACAGAAGGACAACTCCGGTATGCCCGCAGGTCTACGAGTCAAGCCAGTAGGCAACATGAAACCAGTTGCTGGATACTTCGTGCTGCCCGTAAGTACTATCAAGATCGCGCGCGATAAGAACGGCACAGTGCTCGGGTATGAGCAGAGTGCGCCAGGCAGCAGCGACAAGCTTCAGATAGCTCCAGCTGATATGATCCACTTCTACTACAAGAGGGAGCATGGGTATGCCTTCGGCAATCCATTCGTGGTACCTGTTCTCGACGACGTGCGCTTGCTGCGAGAAGTAGAAGAGAATGTAGCTCGCATACTGTATAGATATGCCGCTCCGTTATACATATATACGGTCGGCATACAACAGCCAGGATATGAATCTACCAAAGAAGAGATTGAGTACGTTCAGGATATGATTGACAATATGCCTACCGATGGCGGTATTGTTCTGCCAGAAAGGCACAAGATAGAGATCGCTGGCGCTGGCAATGAGGTCATGGACTTCGATAAGATTCTGGAGTACTTGCGACAGCGTGTATGCGTTGGTCTGGGCCTTCCAGAGACTGTGCTTGGTATCGGCGATACGTCGAACCGTGGCACATCAGACAATCTTTCAATAGAGGCGCGCGACAAGATCAAAGCTTTCCAGCGAGTACAGGAGATATTCACTGATTCCTTCATCATCAATGAGCTGCTATTAGAGGGCGGCTTCGATCCGATTACTAACCGTGACAACGTTGTGCATTTCAAGTTCAACGAAATAGATGTTGACACGAAGATTGCGATAGAGAATGCTGTAGTTCAGCTGTGGCTGAATGATCTAATGACGCATGACGAAGCGCGTATTGGCATAGGAAAAGATCCTCTCAATGGCGACATGTCTATGATGCGCAGTACATTAGTGGGCGCTGCAGCAAACGATGCAGATGATGGAACAGTAGATAACAAAGCTAGGCCGGAGAATCAGCACGGCAAGAAGGTCGGCAAAAAGAAGATAGTTAAGCCTGCCAAGCAGGCTGCCGCTGCCGAGAGTTCTGCGTCTGCAGCCACAGGCTTATACGATATACTACAGGCCGATCAATATCTTGCGCAGCTTGAGTATCACTATGGTCTTACGAGACAAGACACGGTAGACAAAGTCGTAATGATGTATAGCAGTATTATCGACGACGATTTCTCGCGTAAGGACCTAGAGCTAATACTCAGATTGACAGAGCAATCTATCAACGACATAGCGCCTAAATACACACGCCCAGCGCTGCACGAAGGTATCGTACGGTGCGTGGCGGACAGCAATGCAAGCGCATCGCCCAACGTTGACGTAAACACAATCTATCAGCACATCTCTATGCAATTCATAGATGATTCGCGTAGACTCATTGACGACTTATCGGAGATGGTTGTGTACGCTGTGCGCAGCTCACAAAAGGAAGATGCTGTTGCTCGCATAGTCGGAGCATTCAACGCGCTGCAGTACCGCCTGGCATTTATAGCTCGCTCGCAGCTTATGTACGCGTTCAACTGCGGTTATGCTTTCGCTGCGCGCGCTCTGGGCATGTCAAGTCTTAATGTCGTCAAGGGTCCTGATAGCGAATGCGCTGAGTGTCGCACTCGAGCGTCTCAGATTGTAGATCTATCTGGCGACATCTACAATAAAATACCACCATGGCACAGCAATTGTGCATGCAGATTAACTGTGAAGTAAGGGAGGGAGCAGCATGGGCAAAGATCGCAAGCTAGTATACTTTAAAGAAGACTTTAACGGCGGCGAGTTCAAGATTGAGGAAGCGCGTACGACCATAGAGGAGCTTACAAGCGAAAACGCTCCGAATCAGACTGAGGAAGCTCAGAAGGACAAGCCGCAGGCGCTGGTTCGACCACGCATTGAAGCCATTCACGCAGGCGCAACGAAGAACTGGACGTTCTACAGCGCAGAAAAGCTTAAGGGTGATCCCAAGCTTCACAGCGGCGTCTATTCATGGTCGTACCCATATCCTAAGCCTATGCTCAAGAACCATGACAGCTACAAAGGAGAACCTCTTGGACGAATACACCAGGCGGAATTCGTCGTTGAGACGCCTCGCGCAAAACGCCCAGGCATCATAGTCACACCCGATATACTTGATGATGATGCAGCAGCGAAAATACGCGATGGACGATATTGTACTGTTTCGATAGGAGCGCACACTGACTCCATAACATGTTCTATATGTGGATGGGACGTGCTCAACGACTGGGAGTGTCCTGACCATGAGCGCGGCAAGATGTACGACAATCAGACTGCAACGTGGATACTCGGTAACCTGTGGTTTGATGAGCTATCATTCGTTAATGTGCCGGCGGATCAGGACGCGATGGTTGCGTCTGTTGACGGAGACGATGGTGCAACTACCGAGCAACATGAAGATGTAATCACCGAGGAAACTCAACACCCAACTGCCGAAGTTGCTGAGAGCGTCGATGACGCGCCAGCAGAACAGCCTGTAATGGATAACAGCGTACAACAGGAAAGTGATTCGACGACAGTCGATGACAATGTAGAGGAAGACTACGAGCCAACTACCGAAGACAAACTCGACGTGCTAGTGTACCTTGCTATGGTCAATGCAGGTACTGAATTCGATCAGGACGACGAAGTCGATGAATCAAAGGCTGGCGACGATTCAGGCCGCCCAGACGGCAAAGACGGCAAGCCTATTGGCAAGATGAAGACCGGCAATCAGAAGCAGGCATACTACGGACACAATCTGCTTCACGGATGGTGGACTAAAGGCAAGTCCAGTTGGACTAAAGACCAAATCAAAAAAGAACACGCTCGTGTTGTGCGCATCATCCTTGACAAAGGGTGGAAGCACTCCATGATAGATGGCCTAGATAAAACACTTTCACAGGAACTTAAAGACCGCAGCAAGAACGGCAATAATAAGAATTCTGCAGAGATGACAGCCGATGAGATGCAAGAGCAGATCGCAACACTGACAGATAAGACTACAGCGCTCGAAAGGCAACTTGCATCAGCCGCTAAGGAAAATCAGACTCTTCTCAGAGAGAATGCGGAGCTTGAGACGCAGCTCCACAGAAATCTCGTTGAGCAGGTAATTGATCTCAAGGTGGCGCTCAATAAGCCAGGTATTGAGAATCGCGACACAGCAGTGCTCGAGCATATGACTCGAACAGCAGATTCCCTGCGTGACATGCTTGCCGATCTTGTCACTGAGGCGCAGACGCTACGCGTCGAACGCGCAACTCTCATAGATAGAGTTCCTAATCCTGGGCTCGCAGCAATGCCGAATGAGCCTAATGCGGTAATCACTAACAGCGCTGGAGAAAACGTAGTTACTCCAGCTCCGGCAAAAGACCCTGACGAGCAGAAGATCAATGCTATAAAGCAGATGTTCGCTCCTAAAAGACTCTAACAAGGAGGATAATAATAATGCCGCTATTCGAAGGCGCAAAGCCTATCGCTAACTCTAGATCGAATGCGCGACTCTCAGTGTCGCAGGTATTCAGCCCGGCAGAGCGTTGGATTCATGATCCCACACTGCCGCGGCTGTTCGAGTACAGCTATGGTGGCCCCGGCCATGTTGTGCTAACTAAGGGTACAATCGTCGCATTCGGCGACGCCCCCGTTGAAGACTATGAAACTGGCAAGCAAGTCTATCCCATCACTTACGCAAACGGTGCCAATAACCCCATCGGTGTACTGCCCTACAACGTATACCAGAAGGTAAACGACAGGCTGCTTGGCAACCAGCCCAGCATCCTGACACATGAGTACATCGAACTGCCACTCATGGTTGGCGCTGAGAACGTCTACAACATCAATGTAGCTGGGGCGGGCAATACCGCTGCAGTCAAGGCTCTGGTGGACGCCATTTCCCTTGACGCAAACCTCTCAGTCAACATGAAGATGAAGTGGGGCTGCTTCTATGCGCACGACGCAGCGGAATATGCGCTGCTAAAGCCTGGCGACTATCTCAAGTCGGATAAGTTCGGTAAGTTCGTACGTTGGACGCCAGAGAACACAACCTACTCAGTATCGGTGAGCGTTGCTACATCCGATACGTTCAATACCCTGAACACTGCTGAGACCTTCTCGTCTGGCAACACCGAGGAGTTCACCACAGAGGCGGGCACCCTTATCTATACCCTGACAGAGGCAGGTGCCAACGGCGCCAATGTCGGCAGTGTTACGGCTGTCACCCTCGACGGTGCACCGCTAGAAACGCCTGCTGGCTACAGCTACGCTGCCGGTGCCATCAATCTGTCAGCAGATCCTGGCGACGGCAAGGTGCTATCTGTGACATACTCTCAGAAGGTATTCACTGTCGCTGCCGCTGACGTACTAGCCATTAAGAGCGTGGCAGTCGGTGACAACACTCTTGCACCTGCAGGTTATGCGGTGAACGGCAAGCAGGTCACTCTATCCGCTGACCCTGGTCCCAGTACCACCATTACCATAGCCAGCTACAAGAGCAACTACGTACTATCCAAGACTGGAGCTTATGACGTTAAGGTATTTGTCGGCGACACCGAATTCGCGGACGCTACCTATACCAGCGGCACCAGGACAGTAACTCTCTCGGCAGCCCCAGGTGCAGATAGCATCACCGTGAAGTACAACACCTTCGAGGCTCTCGTAGCGAATGTGACTGGCGTAACCACTGGCGATAAGGAATCTCAGATTATTGGTCAGGTTCTCGCCATAGAGTCTGGAGCCAATCCTCTTGGCTGGCTGAAGTGGGTCACTCCCGTCGTCGAGACCGGCGAGCGCGCCATGGATGACAATAAGCTCGACGCTCCCGACGTGACGAGCGGCTATCCCGCAGACCCCAACTACAGATTCCCTCTCACTGGCGACTATACAAGTCCAGGCCCGTGGAAGGACTACAACGGCATTCCTGGCCTTACCGATGGTGCTGTATCGCAGCTCGGCGCCGGCGTACTGCCTGGCTGGGACTTCGCTGGCTCCGTTGGCGCTATTAGAATTGCGCTGCGTTACTAATCATAGAGGATAAGGAGGTCAACATAGATGGATTTCCTAGCTAAAGTACAAACTTACGTCGAGGAAAGCGCGAAGGCCAAGGGTGTCGCTCCCACGATCAACTTTGCCAGAGAGAGCGCTCCATCGATAACTGAGGCCCTGTCTACACCCGATGTTTCAGTCCTGATGCCAAGAGTGATCCAGGACGTCATGCGTGACTCCGCAGAGCCTATGTATATCGGCTCCAAGCTCCTGCAGGTCGTCAGACTTGCTCAGGGGCGTTCCATAGAGTTCCCCGCCATCTCTGCGATGCGAGCATACGACGTTGCTGAGGGTTAGTTACTTGGCCCCTACTAAGAGCGATCTTAGCTGAAATAACTCTCCTGAATTGCGTGAACATCTGAGCATCCTGCAGTCGGATACCGCACAGCAATGATGCGGCGGCCCCGAAAAACCTGCAGGCGCAGACAACCCGCAGCCAACCAGGCCAGTGCCTGGAGGTTCAACGACTGAGTGGAGGGCTCCAACTAGTATGGGATTTGCGCCATACTACATTGGATGATGCTACAGTCTGAACTGCATGGCGACATGCAGAGCTAGGCAGAAATGACTTAGCCGCTGACGATAGTCAGCAGTAACAATATGCAAGAGTATCCTGAGGGCGACGTGGATTTCAACCAATACAAGACAACCGAAATTCGGATTGGCAAGTCTGGTCTGAAAGTACGCATCACCGATGAGATGATCAAGGATTCGCAGTGGGACATAAGACAACCAATTGTGTCCGCAGCCTAGTAATAGGTTGTTAGTAACGGTGCTTAATCGGTGAAGCCTAAACCGCAAGGCAAGGTAATACCGACGGATACCTCGGGTGGCAACCGACTGACGGGTCCGCTAACGACTTAGGGATGATGCTAGATGCGCAGGATTATTTGCTAGCACTCCCTAGATAGCGACTGCAGCAACCACAATATATGGTCGCTATAAATGCACCGCTCCCGTGGTGACATGGGATGAAGATATAGTCTGATACATACGGGAAACCGTAAGTTAACATTATGAGTTGGAATTCTTCTCCGCAAGGCTGGCGAGGCGCTTGCCCGCCACAAGGAAGAGAAGATCTTCCGTGAGTTTTCGCGTCACGGCCACGTAGTATTCGACAACGACATCACTGAAGTAACGCGTCCAGACCTCACCAACGATCAGATTGCCTCACTGCATAGCACTGGCCGCGACATCAATGGTCAGTATAACAACACCATGTCCACAGAGGACCTCATCGACACTGTCATCACGCTGATGGCCAACGGTATGGTTCCGTCGGACATGTTGATGCATCCGCTGTGCTGGTCCGTGTTCGCGAAGAACGAGTACGTGTCCGCGCTTGCCATGCCCGCTCTCGGCGCGGCTGGCAACAACAGCGTGATCATCAATCCTAACGCTGTCGGCGGACGTATCCCATTCGCTATGACCATCCAGTTCAGTCCGTTCATTCCGTTCGACAGAGTAAGTAAGAAGTTCGACATGTACGTCGTCGACAAGAACAACATCGGCGTTCTGCTCGTCAAGGACGATATCTCCACTGAGGAGTTCGACGAGCCTATGCGCGACATCAAGACGTTCAAGGCTATGGAGCGGTACGGCTGCGGAATTCTTGCAGAGGGCAAGGCCATCGCCGTCGCGAAGAACATCTCCTTCGCCAAGAGCTACGATCTGCCCGAGCGCGTATGGCAGGTCACCCCTCAGGTCTAATAACGTTCATTCATAGGAGTGTAGCATAAATGCCTAAGTTCCCGATGCGGGT